AACTTGAACGATGCGGATTCGGAGGTTGCCGCGGCTTCCGTATTCGAACTGGAGAGACTAACCGTCCCACTGATCGAGACAGAGGCCGATTCACTGGTGGCTGCAGCTTCCGTTTCAGAAGCCGAGAGCTTGAATTTAAATGTCGCGGCTTCGCTCGTCGCCGCGGCTTCAGTGTTGGAGGCTGCGAGGCTCTGAGTGAGAGGAAGGAGCGCTGCAACCGGTAGCGGCTTCGAGCGTCGCCGTCTCTTGGGATCGTCCCAAAATAACGGTCTGCGGCGCTCGATCATGGATGTTTACCCGCCTGACTCTTCGACCAGGCACACGCCGTTCAAATGCACCGTGCCTGAGACCGTGGATTTCAGCTCGAGCGTGAAGGACTCAGACGGCCCGATCACTGGAGGCCTCGGGAAGGTGTAATCGAGGCCGGAAAAGATGTGAACGCCCCACTCGCCGAGGACGATCGCGGTGCCCGACGTCGACGCCTGCGTCGTGTTGTTGATTTTGGCCGTGAAGCTGGCCGCCGCGTCTCCCGGATCGAGCGCCGCGGGCGTTGCCGTCGAACCGCCCGAACCGTTCGTGACGGTCGCGGGCAGGTAGCGCGCGCGCAAGTTGAGCATCTGGGAATTGGGAAGCGTGGTGTCCGTGGCTCCGACGGAAACCGACAGGATGCGGAGCGTCTTTCCCGTCGCGCCCAAGATCTGGAAAAGATCCTGGACGGCCGTAACGGAGATGTTTTCGAAAGTGACTACATAAGGGCGCGGCATTTAAAACTGGTCCTCACTGGTAACAAAGTGGTTGATGGTTTTCGAAATGATGATCGTGCCACCCGCCGAGCTGGCGTCATTGAGCGCGAGGGCGATGAGTGTTCCGGCGTTGTTCGTCGCGCCGGTCCAGGTGAAGCTGTACTGAGTCCCGAGCGGAATTCCGGTGCTGGCCGTGGTGTCTCCCAGGGCAAAGACGACGCCGGGCCCGGCGAGCGACTGAGTTTCTCTCACATTCAGGTTGGCCGACGAAACGGTGTGGTTCGTGTGCTGGTCGCCATACATCACGATCACGAGCGAATCCGTCTGCGTCTCGATTCCCACCCCGGTCGAAATTGTGGTTCCTGTTCCGACGTTCGAGGGTGGCCCGGCACAAATGGAATAAGTGGTTGGAACCACGTACTCGGCGATGATGAGACCCTCGCCCGTTCCGGAGCCATTGTTGATCGTGACCGTATTCGCCCCGCTCGCTCCCGAAATGGCGAACCAGATCTGCAACACGGTCGAGCTGAACGTGTAGTGGCCCATGAGCCGCCAGGTGTTGCTCAGCGTGTCGGTGATCGACGTCGGGAAACTTCCGGCAAATTCACCGAACCCCACCACGAGCAGATTGCCCGAGGTGACATTCGAGGTGTAGGCCAGGCTCGCCGCGTTGTTCGTGCTCCGGGACTGGACGAAGCTGAAGGCGCTCATGTGGGTTAGTTGGCGACGTCGTTACGGCCCATCGTGACCGCGACTTGCAAGGTCCAGGTTTGCCCCGAGGCCTTCGCGACGCCTCCATTGAGCGACTGCACGAACCGGATCCAAGCGGTACCGGGGGAGCCATCGCCGACTAGGAATTCATTCCACACGTAGTTCCCCTGCGAACTTCCCGCGGTGACTTGGAAAGTCGCAACCGAACCCGAAACGGTCGGATACGTCGCATCCATTCCGAGGTAGAGCTTGTTCGTCGAGGCCTGGAGATCGGTCTGGGTTTTCGCGGCGGCCGTCGTCGAGTCGCCGATTCCAATGTGGGCGTTGGCGTTATTGAGTGCCGTGTAGGTGCCTCCAACCATCGCATTGGTCAGAGGGCCGGTCGAGCCGTTAAGCAACATGGAAGGTTTCCTTTCGACCGTCCGCGTGCTCGACGATACGCTGCTGCGTGTCGGCGCGGAAGGTCTCGGTCTTGATGAGTTGGCCCGCTTCGTCTCGAATTTCGAGCCGGTATTCGCGGACCTGCAAAGAGGGTTGAATCGGTAAAGTCATTGCGTTCTCTGGATGCCGAGCTGGAGCGAGTTAATCTCGCCCACCGTCCAATCGATGCCGGTGTCGAGAGAGGATCTCTGCGGATCGATGAGGTACAGATAGCTGAGGTTCGACGGGAAGAACTCGGGGGTCTGGTGTCCGGACCCTGCGCTCCACAGGCCCTTAATCGCTCCCGTTCCGGTGTCGGATTTCTTGGTGAGCCAGAGCGCCTGCGCGCCCTTGATCGTGCCCGTGAACCCTACGATGTCATCGAGGTTGTAGTAATCGATGAGCCCCGTCGTCGAAGCGGTGTTGACGGTGGTGTCGTCGTCTGGCGGGTGTTCCTTCACCATGTTGTAATTGGCCGCCATGGACACGTTGGGCGTCCATGTCGTCGAAGCGCCCGCCGCGTTCGGGTAGAGCACCGCGATTTTGATATCGCCCAGGTACTCGGAGTCGGTCACATAGAGGTCGTCGATGATGGCATGGAAGCCGCCGCCAGGTCCGCCGGGTGAGATCTGCGCGAATTTCGCATGGCTGCCGAAGGTCGTCGAGCCACAGTTGAGCGAGAAGGTTTCGCTGAGCACCGGGTTTTCGTTGACGCGGAACTCATTGTTAAAGGTCAGATTGGGAGCCGAGAAGGAGACCTGCGATTTCATCTCGACGTAGTACCACTCGTTGGTGTTGAAGAGCGGCGGAGAAATCGTGTCGCCGTCCGCCGCTCCGCCGGTGTAGGCGTAGTGGAAGCGGACGCGGCCGTCGCCGATGTGGTTCACCTGGGTGGTGATGCCGTTGACCTGGTTTGAGAACTGCCAGATCCAATTCGCAAAGGCCTGTGTGTTGTAGGCCATGCCGGCATACAGGGTGTCGCGCTCGGTGGTTGCACCGGAGATAATCCCGAGCGTCTTTTCCGGGCCGCCCCCGAAGATCTGCAAACCGTTGCCGGTGCGGCCGGGCACAATGCTGCCTACGCCTACCGTCCACTTGCGGAGGAATTGCGCGGTCGAGTAGTGGTCAAACGAATCGAGGAAGAGTAAGTCAGTGGCCATTAGATTGGGGCTCCGATCAGGTACACCGCCACCCACCAGTTGCCGCCGCCCTGCAAGATGTCGATCACCACGTCGTCGTTTTCCGCGATCTGTAAATTGGTGGTGAAGTCCGAGAACTCATGCACGGTGCGCGATCCGGCGTTAGCGGGGACGATGGGCTTCAACGTGAAAATCGAAACGCCGTTCTTGCGGATGTCGATCTGGAACGGGTTCGTCGAGTCGGCCGACTTCACGCGGATGCGGCAGGTATTCGGTGCAAACGCCACCGGTGGAATCACCGGGTCCGACACATCGAGCGCGACGGTGGGGTCTTGGATATCCCACCCGATGATGTTCTGGAAGGGGCCGTTATTGTTGTTAATGATGGTCGTGACATCCGAGAGTTTTTTCGCCAAGCGCTCGAAGAAAATGATCCAGGTGCGGGTGAGGTGTTTCGAAATCCCTCCGCCCGAATTCTGGTCCTCGATGAACATCGGGGTTTCGATCGGGACCGAAGGGATGGTGGTCTTGCCTGCACCGGCTTTCGTGCCCGCTGCCATTACGCACCCCCTGCGAGCCAATCGAGATAAGCATTGATCAGCGAGATTTTGGTATTGCCGGTGACGGTCACGCGGAAAACGCGATCGCGCCCCGAGCCGAGCCGGTTGAAGATCGCGCGCGCTTGCGGCCGGAAGTTCGGATTCGAACCGCTATCGAGCTGGGGAACTGTTACCGTCATCGCGTTCGAGAAGGTGTGCCCGTTGTCTTTCGACCAGTCGAGCTTTACAGTGAGCGCGGCGCCGCCGGTTTCGAGATCGAGCTGCAACCGGTGGAAGAACTGGCGCAATCCGGCTTCTGACAGATGCGGGAAGGTCCGAACGCAGTAAATCGTCTGGCCGTTGTCTTGGTAAGTCGCCGTCGAAAGCGGATAGATCGCGCCTGAGGAGTGATCCCCGACATAGTGCACCCCGGCCGCGTTCGCCCAGCTCACGAAAGCATGGCCGCGCGCGGGGTGTCGGTGGAAGGTGGTTCCATCGGTCGAATAGGTCCACTCGTGCCAGAGAGGTTTGCCGAACTGGGCCGATGCGGTGATGTCATAAACCCACGTCGCATCGGCCGCGTTAAAGCTGAGCACCCAGAATTCGTGGCCGTCGAGTTCCAACATGAAACTCTCGGCATCCTGCACGGTCGAATAGCCGGACCAGACTTGCTCCACCGCATGCGTCGAAACTCTCTGCGGTTGGTAGCCTTGCCCGCGATAGGCGACGATGCCGCCTTCGAGGTCGGTCCCCAGCCAGATCGGCCCTTGCCGGGTCGAGTTGGCCGCGCGGATCGACGCCAGGCCGATCGGAATGAACGCGCCGGGGTCGCGCTGCATGGGCGCGCCTTCGGCCGGTGGGTTGTCGAGCGATCGCCAGATTTCCGATGACGACTCACCCAGAATCCACAGGTCCTCGTGATCGGCCAGAATCGCGCCGATGTTATCCGGGTAACCTTCCTTGATTCCGAAGTCGAGCGGGTCCCAGGTCTTGCCGTCGAACACGGCCGAGAAGTCGATTTCCTTCGAATCGGGTTTGGCCACGATGAAATAGCTGTCGAGGAACGTGCCCGTTTGCGCGGTCACTCCGAGCCCCGCGACGCTCCAGGCCGAGCCCGCTTGAGCGCCCGCACTACCGGTGAGCGTGAGGTGGGTCTGATCCTGGACTGAGGCCACCGTGTAGGAAGCGCCGTTGATCACGATGGTTTGCCCCACCATGCCCTGGTTGAAGAGCGGGCCGCTGTCCCAGGTCACGGCGGTGCCCGTGACGTCGGCGGTTCCACCCACGGCAAAGACCGTATAAGCCACGGCGGTTTGCGTGCCGGCGCTCGACGTGAGCACCAGGTGCTGATTGTCCGTGACGGAGGCGACGGTATAGCCAACCCCGTTGATGATGATTTGCTGGCCTGCCATCGCGGCCGTGAAATTGTCGCCTTCGTCCCAGGTAACGGCCGTGCCGCTCGTATCCACGACGCCATGCGCGGAAATGAAGAGAGGCTGCGCGACCGTGATTCCATCCGCCAGATAGAATTTGCCGGCCGAGACGATGCCCAACTGGTTGCCGTTCGGAATCATCTGGACGGGCGAATGCGCGGAGTCGTCGCCGACGTCGCCCAAGAGGCTGGAAGTTCCACCCGAAAAGACTTCGTAGAGCTTGGAGCCCGCCACGGCGAAGAGCCGGCCGCCGGTGGTAAGTGGGGCCCCGCCGGCGAACAACCCCCGGATTGGCGAGGTGGGAAGCGTGATGAAGGGCGCGCCGATCCCGGGCCGTGCCCGGAGCATCCCGACAGACTTGGTTTCGCCGTCCGCTTCGATCGCTTCCGGGAAAAGGTTCTGCGATCGCTGGCAGGCAGCGTTCACGCTCGCCGCGAGGTAACTCCCGCCGATGAATCCCGGAAATCGCTTCATAGCGGGCCTACTCCGTCAGTCCGGTGAAGCGGTTGTAGTTGCCGCCGAGCCCGTTGCCGCGCCGCGTCTTCAGTGCCGGGTCTCCGTGCAAGAGCAGCTTCGGTGAGTTCTTCGATTCGATGAGGGCCTTCGCCTGGCTGGCCAGCATCGTCAGTTCGGGCGTGGGGCGTTTCGCGAATTCAAGCGCCAGGCGGACGGCCAGGTTCAGGACGATCGCATCTTCGTACCCGGGCGGAAGGATGATGTTGTCGGTAAGGGCCGCGTAGGTCGAGAGCTGCTGCCAGGTGTAAAGCTCGATCGTGTAGGCGGCATCCGGAATCGGGTAAAAGTACAGCGTCGAAAGCGGGTCATTGCCGTCGTTATACAGCTCGGCCGGGAAGGTATAGACCTCCTGGAGCCGCTTCGCTGCCCACTGCTCATCCGTCATCAGGACGAGCGGCCGCCGGATGACAGGCGACTGCGAAAACTGTAAATTCGCGCTCACGATCTGGGTGGGACGCGGCGCGTTGAAGTCGGCCGTGAGGATGTGGGCCGGGTCGATCCCGATGGTGTAGCTCTGCTTCTGGTTCGTGAGCGTGTAGGTGTCGAAGCGAACCGTGAAGGCGTTCAGTCGATCCGCGCACCAGGCGTCGAGCATCCGGCGAAGCTCTTCGAAGGAGTCCGTCAATTCATCGGTGTTCGGGATCTGCCCCTGTGCCAGCACGTTCGATTTACGGAGCGCGGCACGGATGGCATTCTGAACCGTGATCACGCAGCCACCTTCACGGGCGCGACGGGCGGAGGCGGAGGCGGATAGAGCAGCTTGTTTTTGTTCTGGAGGGTTGCCTTGGCCAGCTCGGCATTCGCCATCAGTTCTTTGGTCACGGGCTTGTTAAAGGCCGGGGCGAGGATCAGAGCGAGCGCGCAAATGATCGCCCATTCGTAGCCGTCGGGCAAGTTGAACGTGTCGGAGAGCGCCGTCACATTCGGGATCGGGAGCCAGGTGAAAAGCTCAAGCGAAGAGTTCGAAGCCGCGGGAATCGGGTAAAGATAGAGCGTCGAGTTCGGGTAGGCGTAATCGTCGTAGAGCACCTTGGGCAGGGCGCTCGTGTCGGACTGCATCCCGAGTGCGTTCCATTCGTCGGCCGTCGCGAGCTTGAGCGCGCCGCGGATCGCTACCGCGTCGCCAATGACGATGGCGGCAGCCTCGATGCGCACCGGGCGAGCGGCGGTGAACGTCGCGCCCGAGGGTCCGATGGTGTAGCTCTGGGTGCCCGCGGTCAGTGAGAACGTGGACTTTGCAATCTCGTAAATGTAGAGGCCATCGTTCTCCCAGCTCGACAGCATCGCCTGGAGAAAGGGCAGTGAGGCTGCGGATTCGGAAGCGCCCGACGTCCGGCCAGGCCCGAGCCGGCCGATTTGAATCAGCGCGCGATCGATGATGTTCTGAACGGTGCTCATGAGGCCTTCTTGAGGTCAGCGCCAGGCGCCGCGGGATGCTGTGGCAGGGGATCACCCGGCATGGTGTTATCGCCGAAGATCGCCTTGTTCGTCGAGATGATTACGCCCTTCGACTGGAGCGCGAGCGCCATCATGCCTTGCGCCAGGTCGAGCCGCCCGAACTGAGTCGCGAGATCGACGGCCAGGTTCATGGTCAGTCCGCGCGCGTAGCCTGGCGGCAGGTCGATCGAGGTCGAGAGCGTGGCAAAGACCGAGAGCGGCGCGAACGTGATCAGAGTCAGTGAGGCCGTGGCCGCGGGCCACACGTAAACGTTGCTCGTCGGATAGGCGTAGTCGCAGTACATCTTGGTCGCGTAGGTGCCTGATCGCGACTCGTCGATGATTTGCGCCCACTGCTCGGCCGAACAAACTTCAACGGGGGAACTGATGTTGCCGGAGCTGCAATAGGCCGCTTTGATTTTGAGCGGCCGGGCCGTGGTAAAAGGTCCGGCTCCCCCGGTGGCCACGGTGACTTTTTGCTCGACGGGTACAATGATCTGCTCGACTGACCAGGAGTCGATGAGCTTATTCAGGACGATCAGGCCGTCGTTACTTTCGTCCGTTGAGGGCGATTCGCCCGAGGCCAGAATCCCGAGTTCTTTCATGGCGTCGGTGATGAGCTGCTGCCCGGTGTAGGAACTCACTGGTTCGCCTGGCCTTTCTCGATGTCAGTCATGGTGAGCGGCTGCTGCGCACTCACTCCGATCGGGGCCAACGGCTGGCCGAGCGATACGCCGTTGATCGCGGCGAGCGCCTGCTTGGCCTCGTGGGCTTTCGCTACCACCGCCTGGTCCAGATGGGAGCCAGCGAATTCGGGGGCCATGTTCACGGCAAGGTTGAAGCTGAAGGCGTCCTCGTAGCCCGGCGGGAAACTCACGGTATCCGAGATCGCGGAGAAAGCCGCGAGGGGCTTCACGCTCCACAGGTCGAGCGATCCGGAGGCCGGGGCGGGCCACAGAAAAATGGTTGCGAGCGGAAATTGATAATCACATGCGAGCCAGTCGGCAAAAGCGCCGGTCACTCCGCGATCGATGATGGTCGCGAATTTCTCGGCACTCACGATCTGGCAGGGCATGGAAACGGAGCCGGTGACCACGGCCGCCGCGCGGATTTTCTCCGGCCGCGACGTGTTGAAAGTTCCGGTCGATCCGATCGTGTAAGAGGCCGCACCGGTAAGTGAGAACGTCTCTTTCTTGATCTGGTAAATCGTCAGGCCTTCGATCGAGAAGGCCGAGAGCAACTGGTTGGCAAGATTCAGGCAGTTGGTGTATTCACCGGTTGCCAGACTTCTGCCCGCCTGGAGAATGCCGATTCTCCGCGCGGCTTGCTCGATGTAATCCTGGACGATCATTTATTTCGTGGCCTTGCGGGCTTTCGCGATCGCCGGGTCGGGTTTGACGCCGGGCGCGGTCTCGATGCCGAATGCGGCCGGGGAGTCTTCCCAGCCCTTGCCGAGTTCCTTCTCCTCTTCGGGAGAGTTGACGATCTTCGGCTCTTCGGTCGCGTGGTAACGGAACGATGGGTACATGCAAGTCCTTTCGGAAAAGTGGGGCGGCATCGTATCGAGAGGCCGCCCCGTTCGCTCAGTGGATTAATAGCTGGGGTAGAACTTGGCCGTCTTCGCGTCGAACGTCCAGCACTGAACCTTGCTCACCACGCCCGTGGTAGCGAGCGCGATGTTGTTCGTAGCCGTCGTGGTGTAGGCCGCATCCGGGATGATGCAGAATCCGCCACTCACCTGGCCAACCGGAATGCTCCAGGAGGTAATGGCGTTCGTGCCGGTTACGTGGAACAGTGGGCCGCTCGGGAGTGTGGCGCCGGCGACGGATGCAACGGCCGTAGTCGGCTGAGCGGGGGCGTCGGTGTTCTGGAACCCGGGAACCCAGCTCAGGGTGACGGTCGAGCAGAGCCACTGCCGGCCATTCTGCACGTTGACATACGGGGTGACGAAGGTGGCCGAAGCGGTGCAGGCGCCGTCCGGGTCGGTCGAGTAAAACCAGTTGGGTTCACCGATCAGAACCATGGAGCCGGAAACGTGGGCCACTGCTTTGCTGCCCGAGAGACCGTTGCGAGTCACGGTGATGTTGGTGCCCGAGATGGAAACGACGCGCATCGCTTCGCCGCGAGCATCGCCCGGGTCCTGGACAAAGAGCATGGAGCCAGGCTCGCCGGTGGCGGTGTTGGGGGCATTGATGCCGGTGGCCGAAGAGACCGGGATTACCGAGTCGGTCGCGGCGATCGCGGCCGAGGTGGAAGTCTGGGTCAGGGTGTGTTGCTGCGCAAACGCCGGGGTGAAAGTGACGAGGGCCAGGAGACTGGCCAGGAAGAGTTTGAAAGTCTTGATCATCGAAGTTGTTTCCTTCAATCGAAAAATTGGTGGGCCGCCCCGAAAGACGGCCCGATTCAGTTAGCCTTCGATCGCGCAGGCCATTTCGCCGTAGAGCTTCCCGAAGTCGTACAGCACGTCGGCGCGGTTCACTTCCTTGCGGTAAACCGGATCGAATGCGCGGATCATGGAAATCGCGAGGCCGGTCTCTTCGTCGCGCTCGCGGGTGACCAGGGCGCCCATGCCGGGCTCGGGGTCATTCAGCGGGACGCTGACGAAGGCGAAAGCGTTCTTGTGCAGCAAGAGGGCTTGGGGCGAAGTCGTGGACGCGGGTCCATCGACCGTGATCGCGGCGCCGTCGACGGGAGCCGAGTCAACGTTCTGATACTGGCCGGTCGGGGTGATTGCGGGTGCGATCGAGACGCTGCCGTTGCCCGATCCATCGGAGCTGAAATCGGCGAGGACAACGAAGCTCTGCAAGCGGCCAGTCGACTGGCGGGTCTGCGGATGCACGCTGAACACGTTGGCGATAGTGAAGCGATCGCCGGCCTTCAGGCGGGAAGCCGCCGCGCCGGTCCAGCCGCGCGTGGTCAGGCTCATCGTGCCGTTGTTGCCGCCATCGGCGGTCTGGGCTGCCGTCGACGCATCCACGAGCGGAGTGCCACCGTACGGGCCGGTCTTGCGGCTGTAGATGGTCTGGTCGCGGAAGACGTTATAGCCGAAGCTGTCCACCATCCGGCCCTGTTCCCATTGCTTCGAGATCGCGCCGGTCGGATTGAACAGCGTTTTCACGCCGTGCACGAAGGAGCTGGAAATCTTGCGGTTGACGATCAGGTTCAGCTCTTCGCCTTCGGGCAATCCCTGTTCGACCAGGATGTCGCCGGCGGTGAGGAACGGCAGATCGTCGGTGGGGGTGGTTCCCGGCGTTCCCGCCTGGTTCCAGGTGTTGAGTGCGATGAACTGCGCGGCTTCGGCGTTGATCTTCGAAGCGAGCGCGATCGCGAGCGGCTTCGCATACAGTTCGCGAGCTTCGCGGATCGAGAGGGTTTTCTCCACCGAGTCCCACTCGTAGGCGACCTGGGCAACCTGGCCGACTTTGATCGGGGTCACCTGGTCGGTGAGGGACTGGGGATCATATTTCAGACCCTTCGAAACGGTGAAGCGGTAGGGCTTGCGAACTTCTACGCTCGCGCCCACCTTGAAACTCTTCTTCCCGAATTCGGGAGAGAGCGCGGGGGACATGTTGCGGCAAACGTTGAGGGCGTTGCCGAGGTCCATCAGGACCAATTTGGCGAACACCTGCGGGGTTAAAACAGCATTCGGCATTGAATTCTCCTCCGCCTCGCGGCGGTGGTTTCCCGGTCTATCTCCCGACAGTCCGGGGCCTGGTCAGCCTTTCGGGCCGATTACAGGTACTTTTTGATCTCCCGCTTGAAGGTCCGCATGTCCGTCTTATCGAGATCGATTTCGGTGGCAGCGGAGCCACTTCCCCCCACCGATTTCGGCGGTTTGGGAAGCGGCGGAGCGGGAGCAGGGGTTTCCGTTTTAGGAGCCGGGGGAGCCTGGAGTTTCGCGACGAACGCGCCCAGCTCGAAAGCCAGGCGATGGGCCGGCAGCTTGGAGAGACGCTCCAGCTCGGGCCGGTTCTTCGCGAGCGCGTAGGCCAGTTCGGCCTTTGAGATGTCGCCTTCGGACTCAATGACGGCGCGGTGCATTTCGGCTGGCAGCCTTTGCGCCAGGTCCTTTACCGTATCCATCACGTCGTCATAATCGGCGTGTTTCGCGCGCGCGGTTTCGACGCTCGAATTCCAGCTCTGTGCGAGGGCCTGGTTTCGTTCCTGCGTGAAGCGCGCGGCCTCTTCGTTTGCGCGTTTCTTCTCACGCTGGTCGATCGTGTAGTTCGTCAGGTCCTGCTGATACTTGTCCCAGTCGGTGTAGTTCTTCGGATCGGGTGGCTGATCGGCCGGCTTCGCTGGCTCGGTTGCAGGTTGCGCCGTTGGTTGGGCAGGTGGCGGGGCCTGTAATTGCTGCAATCGTGCTTCGACGGCTTCGAGTCGCCTTTCGGCTTCCCGTTGCCTCCGGACGGCTTTGTCGATCCGCTTTTGGACTCCGGGAGGGACGGGCGTTTTATCGTCGTCTTCCTCCGTCGGAGTAGTTCCTTCCGCGGGCTCCTGTGGCTTACCCGGTTCCGAGGCCGGGGGCTTGGTTTCACCCTCCGGGGTTGCCGGGGGCGCGGGTGTTTCTGTCGTTTCGGCGGGTTTGGGCTCCGCCGCCGGCGACACCGGCATGTCTCCTTCGAAATCGGTCTCCGCCCATTTGCGGAGGTCCGCCATCGTGGGCTCGATAACGACTGAAGGAGTCGGGGGCACTACGACTGTAGCCATGCTGTTTGGTTGAGTTTCCTCGCGCGGCGATTCTGGTTTAATTCACCCAAGGCCCGCCACGAAGGCCTGAAAATGATTACGCTGCCTGCGGTTCCTGTTCAGAACCGGTGTCCGTAGTATTCATCGGCAAACTGGCGATCTGTTGTTCGTGCTGCTGCTGGATTGCCGACTGCTGGGCCTCATGGGCCTGTTGCTGCTGCTGCAAACTCTGTTCGTGTTGCTGGTCTGCCTGTTGCGTCACCGCTTCGTGCAGGCGTCCGTACTTGGCATCGAGGGCCGCGATTTCCGCGCGCAGCAGCTCGACACCCTGTTGCTGGTTCAGTTCGGCGAAAGCGATCGAGCGCTTCGTCTCTTCCTGCATCGCAACGATTCTTTCCCTCGAGGCGGATTCCACGGCCTTGGTTTCGATCTCCTGGGAGAGCGCGTGGACCTGAGCAACAAGCGCCTCGTGCTGCTGGGCCATGAACTGCATTTGCGCCTGCACCTGGGGTGGGAGCGGCTGCTGCTGGCCTTTCTGTTCCTGGAGCGCCGGCGGAAGGACTTTGCGGTAGCGTTCGGCGATGCGTTCTGAGCCGGGGGCGTCGAGCGAATCGAACAGAATATCGCCCGCGATCTGCATGAAGTTCTTGTCGGCGTTCGCGATCTGGCTGTAAACGTCGAAGGCTTCCTCACGCTGGCTGGTGTAGGACTTGCCCGTGGAGACGGCGACGCCGTATTCGCCCTGGTCGAGCTGGTGATGCACGACCTTGCCGCTTTCCGGGTCCTGGTAGGGTGTCGGCGTGTTCACCCGTACGGTGCTCGTCTTGCCGTCTTCACTCCGGACCGGGACGTTCTTTTCGCCGCGATCGATGATCGGGATCAGTTCGAGGAGAATCCGGCCGAGACACTTACGGCTGCGAGCTTCATTGTCGTGGAAATGGAAGTTGGCGTTGTCGGCTTCTTTTTGCCGGCGCTCGATCGCGATGCCGGCGGTTTCGTTCGACTTCGCGCCCAAGCTGGCATCGAAGATTCCCATCGCCGCTTTGATCGCGTCGACGCACTGGTTATAGCCGATGACTAACGCGCGGATCGGAGGTTCGGAGGTGACCCGTTGCGGCGCCGGCACGAGCTGCTGGGTGCCGTTCACCGTGACCACGACGGGGCGGTATTGCACCACGGCTTGCGGGAGGTTGTTGATGTTCTCCCATTCGTCCTCGTGGTTGGCGATCTGCCCTTCGGCCGCGATGTAGGGCGTCTTCGGCATCTGCCCCACCTGTTCGGCCATGTTGGACACGTATAGGTTGAGCAAGCGTTGAGGGTCTTTGGCGAAGCGGATCAGTGAGAGCGTCCGCCGCTTGCCGTCGACGATCATTTCGCGTCCCCACAAGGGAACGATCGGAATGTAGCTACCGAGCCACTCGGTCTCGTCCAGAATTTCTACGCCGTCGATGATGTACTGGCAGACGGTGACGCAATCTTCTTCGCGGGTTTCGAGGATCGCTTCGTCGGGAAAGTCTTTGGGCAGCTCGTCGCGGTAGGCGATGCCTTCGACGTTCATGCCGCGGGAGAGTTCGTGACGGATGCGGCAGAGAGTGCGCGTCTCGTGTTCGCGGATCCAGTATTCCGCGATCTGCACACCGCCGCCGTCTTTCCCTACCCCGATCCAGTCCGGAGCCGGGTTTTCCTGGTCGGTGTAAAACGAATTGCGGCAGAGTTCCGTCTTGTTGCCGAAGCGCCGTCGATGCTCGTCGGCTGAAATTGTGGTGAGGACGAACCACCAGTCCGAATCAGAGCGGTCATACTCGCGCGCGTTCGGATCGCACAGAACCGAGAATTGATTCTCGATACGCTCGATGCGCAGCTCCTGGTCGAAGCTGCCTTTCTTGTAGCGGGTCGAAACGCGATAGAAGCCGCGGCCTGAGGTTACCTGTTGTTCGCGTGACGTGTCGTAGGCGATGTCTGCGTCGGACTCGTACTCGATGTGCCGGATTCGGCCCTGCAACATCTCGGCGGTTTCTTTGGTTCCCCCGTCGAGCGGGGTAAGCCGGATGGCGGGCTTCGACTGGCGGCCGTCGTTGACGACTTGCGCGGTGAAAGTCTGGAGCCGGTTTTCAGTGAGGACGGGCCGCTCGGCCGCGATGCGCTGGTCTTTGGCTTCCTTGTTCCACTGATCACCCGCCGCAAACGCTACATCTTCGACGGCCTCTTCGCGGTCCTCGCGATCGACGGCCATCGCATACGCGAAGCGCTCCCGCGCCAGGCGCATGAATTCGGTTACGTCTTTGACTTTGCTCGGCACCTTAGTTGAGGTTCTGGCCGCCCGCGCTCGTGGTCTGGTTCGTTTGCACCGTCCACATCGGGTAAGTGTTCGGCCAATACGGGTACGGCCCGTTGTAGGGAACATGTCCGCAGTGGGGGCAACGTCCGCAGTGAGGGCAGGACTGCCCGAGGAATTGCATGTAGGAGGCGGTTTGGCTGTTGCCGAGGTTGTTCAGTTGCGAGTTCTGGATGTCGTTCATAGCGTCGCGTTCATGAGGGGATGCCCGCGCCGGGCAAAGGAGGAAGAAAACCCGGCGCGGGGCCGTTTCGCGCGGAGGGTACGCGCTCATGAGTCGAAACGGCTACCCGGTCTGAGGAGAATTCAGCCGGGTCCGACACCTGATCTATCGGCAATCGTCACGAAAGGCCTTGTCGAGCTTTTCGAGGTAGGTGCGGTCGTCGGAGTCGAAGTGGTGCCGGATGGTCGGGTTGCCGGTGCTCTCGCCCTGGCGCTCGGCCAGGAAGAGGTGGAGGCGCATTTCGAGATCTCGCCGCCATTTTGTGAAGGCGTTCATTTGGCGGGCTTGCGGGCTTTCCCGGCTTTGCGCAGCGCGATCGCTACCGCCTGTTTCTGCGGGCGGAAGGCGTTGATCTCGGTTTTGATGTTTTCGGAAATGACTTTGGGCGAGCTGCCTGGCTTGAGCGGCATACACCGGATTTATCGGCAGCCTGTCAGTGGCAGGTGCCTGAGGTGATTTCCGAGACCGTGGCGTAACCGAGCGTCTTGCCGTCTGACTTCCAACAAACGACGGTATTGGGGCTGCCCGTCATCTGTACCAGGAAATTTCCGTTCGTGCCCATGACGCCGTTGGGGAAGCCATCGAAGAAGTACGCGCCATTGTTCGTCCCGCCAAGGGGAAATCTCAACCCATAGTCGAACGGTTGGATGGCACAGGAGCCGAGAGCGCGGCCTGCATCCTCGTGGTAAAAGCAGGGCGTCGCCGTGGTGATGTTGCCCCATGTCGATGAGGTGGGGACTGTCAGAGCGGAATCCGGCTTGTTGTAGGTGTAGGTGGACCCGCTGTATCCCACCGGCAAAAAGTCAGCCAGATAGTATTGAGAGCCGCCCGCCTTCGTAACCCACACGTTCGTGCCGGCGTACAGCGGGTCGGTGGATTGGTTGAGATTCCCGATGAGAATCTGCCCGTCCACGGTGTTGTCGGTGACTGTGACTGATACGAGACCCACCGGGTAAGTGTCGCCACCATTCGTTGCCCAGGTAATCGCGACATGGTGCACGCCGTTCGTCACGGAGCCGGCACCCGCTCCGGCAAGAGCAGCGGTCGGAGTTTGAATCGTATCTTCCCCGAGGCCTGCAACCCACCAGATTCCGTGCCGTGTCGGAATCACCCACTTGTCGCCGAGGGTGTGTCCTGTCGACGCATTCCAATGCACCACGAGACCATCCGCCACAGCCGCGTCCGTCGTGGTCACATTGACCGGTGAGGAGAAAGCGCCACTGTTGCGAGCCCAGGCGTAGGTATCGGGCGTGCCTGTGCCGACGATCTTGATAATGATCGTCTCTGGACCAGAACCCGTGTAGCAAGGCTGCTCGTTCGCGAGAGTGCCCATGAGCAAATCGTTCAATCCGGAGCCTACAAACTCGCCGCCATGATCGAGAGTCGTCATCGTGGAGAGGGCGAATGCCGGAGTGGCAAAGGCCGCGGAAAACGGTAAGCAGGGAGGCTGAGTGCTCCCGACCTGGATGCCTTGAAAAGGGGTGAGCCCGTTTCTGACAGTCGTTCCCTTGGGCGGCCCCTGCGTGATCTGAGCGAACGCGGCCGAGCCGAGAAACAGGAATAACGCGAGCCGTCTCATTAACAGTGCCTCGCGAGAAGAATCGCGATCGAAATTCCGATCCACGGTAAGTGCTGGTCTGCGAGCTTGCGCAGCCAATGCCGCCGATCGGCGGAGTAGTGAGTCATCATAAAATCAGTCCGGTTACCTTCCCGTGCAACCCTGTGGCGCTGGCGAACCAGGTGAATCCGCCGGCGAACGGGTCTCCGTTCCTCGACTCCACGCTGAACCAGTCACCAGGCGCGAGCGGCTCGCCCGGCACAAGCTGAATGGGGGTAGGGATAGAACGATCTTGTACGGTTACCGTGATCGTCGAGTTCGAGGGGTTCGTGATGCGAACGCTCCTAATCCACAGGTCCGTCAAGTGCTCGTCGGTAGGAACGGTGGGCACGATCTTGTTCAAGACGAAATTGGTGTTGCCTGGCGTCTTCACACTGGATTCATCGGCACATCACGCCATCCAACTATGCGGGTTACGTCGGCCCGCGGGCCTTCGTGGTGGCGGAGGAGGGGCGATCGGCGCTACGGGCTGGGCGAACGTAAGCGCCAGGCCGTCCGCATCGTCAGGCGAATCGAGGCCGCGTTTCTGCATCGACTCTTTGGCTTCGAGCACCAATCGGTCATTGCGATCGTGATGAAATTCGGGGCCCGCCAGGTCAGTTTCTAGCCGGGTATCCCTTTTGTCGATCGACCCTCCCGGCAGCCAGTCCCGCATCTTCATCCACATGTAGGCCCGCATGTTGGCGCAGCGGTTATCTGGAGCCGCAGCGCCGAAGCTGACTTCGAACACCTTGTCGTAGCCGAGCTGCCGGCAGCGATCGACTACCGGGCCGCCGAATCCCGAATCGACGAACGCGGCAGCCGGCTTCACGCCGGCATACGTGGTGGACATCACCTCCGTGAGCTTGGCCGCGATCCGCATCGAGTCGCGCGAGTCTTGCCCGCTAATCCGGACGGGCGGAATCGAGGCTGCGTCTCTTCCCCGGCGGAAGCGGAATACCGTGTTCGCCAGGCCGCCGCGGGCGACGTCGACGCCTACAATGAGCGGATCGTCGGGCATGTAGGCCGGTTCGCGATTCTGCGCGGCGAAGATGCGATCGCTATCGATGTACTGGAGGTCGGAGGCACGAGGAGCTACACCGCGAACACGCACGCGGAAGAAGTCGGAGTCCTCGCCGTAATCGTGCAGCCACTCGTCGATCAGGGCTTTGTTGGTGAACTTCGAAGTTCGGGAGTCGACGACGCGCGTATTCCAACGGCCGCGCTCGCTGCCGAAAACGATACGGTGAAACTTTCCGCTGTTCCGCGTCGGGTTGCCCCACGCGAAAATCATCGGCTCACCGTCAGTCAGTCCGCCTTCGGCTACTTCCCAGATGGCGTCAGGAATGGCGCTCGCTTCGTCGAACAGATACCAGCTCGTCGAGTCGGCCGCGTGTTGTCCGGCGAAGGCCTCGCTATTCTCTTCGCGGCACGTTTGCGCACTGACGAACCACGATTCCGGCCGCTCGACCGATCGAATCCACTCGCTACCGATTTCGAACCACTGAGCCGTGATGCAGAGCTTCGTCCATCGCTGGATGGCTGCCCATGTTTTGGTTTTGAGCTGGGTGAACTTGTTGGCGGTGATGGTGCCTTGTGAGTTCGGCCTGGTCGAGAGAATCCAGTCCGTGAGCCAGGCGGACATGGTGGACTTGCCGATGCCGTGGCCGCTCGATGCAGCTTCGCGGATCGGCTCTACCGCGTTCAGCCCGTCGAAATTGCGGCGCCGGACTTCCTCACCCAGGTGCGCGAGGAACTCGGTTTGCCATTCGTCGGGCCCGGTGTGCTTCTCAAGCGCCGTGCCTTTCTCGCCCCACGGGTACGCCGCGAGCACGAAGCCCAGGGGGTCCGAGTAGAACTGGGCGATGAAATCGACAAGCTCGTCTTCACTGTGGAGGGGCAGGCTTGGGGTCACGGTTTTTCAGGCGCTCTCGCGCGGCTGCCATGCGTACGGCGATGTTGCCCGAGTGCTCGACCTTCACCTTGCGGCCGTACTTCTCGGGCAGCCTGGCTTCGATGAGTTTCCAGAGGAGATCGTTCGCATACTCGCGGACACAGAGCGGGTCTTTGGCCAGCAGCGCTTTGCCCTGTTCGTCGCGCATGATCTCGCCGGCCTCGTTGCGGATCGGCTCATAGGTGAACATGCCCTGGAACACGACGGGCTTCAACGTGCCCCGCGTCGCGCGTTCGATGGCTTCGTCGACGAGCAAACCGGAAAGTTCGCGATCGGCCGCTTCAAACCGCGCGCGGTAATCCGTATCGGTGTCAAGCCATTCGTAATGCTGCCGGCGGGCGACGTCGGCCGCTTCACAGGCTTTGTTCACGCGGCCGGTTTCCCGGAATGCGGCGAGCACGGCATCTTGCCGCGCGCGCTTCATGGTCTCCTGGTGGGTCATGAGAGGTCCCAAAGCAGCATCGAGGCGAGCGCCATTCCGAACGCGATCCACTTCCGCACGGTCATCGGCTCATGCAGAATCGCAGCTCCCACGAACGCGCAGAGCACCAGCGCCATCACAGACCACAGGAGTCCGATATCCATCCAGCCACTGCGCCGATAAGCGAGCCATACCGGAATCGCGGAGCTTCCATACAGCCACACGCCGGCGAAAAGCCGCACATCGGGGCCGGCGCTCGTCTTCAGGAGGTAATCGCCGGAAAGGGCAAAGGTCACTCCCCAAGCGATGAGGAGAAGAGTCACTGCAAACCCTCCCACGCCTTCTTCACGCGCTCCCACTGCTTCAAATCGATCACGCCGGCGCGCAGTTCTTCCACATAGTGGTTGTAGCGTTCCGCGAAGGCGTTCAGCTTCAGCTCGTCAACCGGTGATGCCGGCGAAGTCGCGCGCGCGGCTGCGATGGCCAGAAAGCCAGAAAGACAGAAAGCGCGAATCATTTTTTGGCGTCGAGAATGGTTTTGAGCAACAGGAACAACCACCCGCCACATGCGAGCAACGCTGCAAGTAGCATGCTCATGAGCGTGTAGAGGATCTTGTCGAGCTTGTCTTCGAGCCTGGTGTAGGCCGCGGCATGAGAGGCTACCGTCTCTTTCACGTCTTCAATCGCGCGCTCTTGCACGGCGATCGCCGGGGCGTTCGGGCAGCAGTCGCTTTTCAGGGGGAAGGGGATGATTTTGGCGGCCATGGGTGTCACGCTTTTCAGTTATTGGTCTTAATGGGGAGTAGGAACGTGGTGACCTTGCGCGTTCCGGTGTGCTCTTCGTTGAGCAGCACGGCTTTTTCCGTCTCCGTGATGAGGCCCGATTTCACACAGGCGTCGAAGTGCTTCAAGGGGAAGCTGCAGCTCGCCAGGAACTCGCGCTGCCCGAGCGTCCGGAACAAACGCGGCATGCTGGTGATGGTGCGCTCGTTCGCGTTCTGCGATACCGAAGCACCGTAAACCTGCCCGTTGACGACTTGCTCGCCCGCCGGGGCCATCTCGCCGATTTTCGCCTCGAGGAACTTTACTCGATCGACGTCGGGCTTGATCGCCGCGAGCGTCGGAGCGAGTTTCACCTTCAGGGCTCCCAGCTCGTCGATTAGCTCTTGCATGGAAGCTCCTGGAGCATCTGGCGAAATGCCGCGATCTCGATGGCTTTGTGGACGCCGAGTTTCTTGAAAAGGGACTTCCGATAGCCGCGCACGGTGTGAAAGCTCAGTGCGAGCTGCGAAGCGATTTGCTTGTCGGTTTTGGAGTCGGCGATGAGGAGGGCAACCTCCCTCTCGCGCGGGGTCAATCTCACACGGGATTTATCGGCAAGCCGACTATGCGACGCGCTTCTGTTCGACCAGGCGTGCGCGTGCGAGCCCGATATCGATCACGTTGCGCGCTTCTCCTGTCGAGATTCCCAGACGTCCGGCGACGTCGCGCAAGGGCCGCTCTTCCATGAACCGCATTTGGAGGGCTTCGGCTTCGTGCGGCGGTAAGTGGTCTAAGATCGAGACCACACGGCAGCGGGTTTCCACCGCCTCCGCGGCCTCGGAAGCACGGTGATCCGGGATTTCGATCCGCTCCCCATTGCCTGTTTTCCCGTAAAAATGTGGCGAACGCTCCGGATGGGCATAGGTCCGGAACTCGAATGCATCCTCCACCGACGGGTTGGAATTTTCCCGGAGATGCCGGCGCCGGACCAGCTCGAGCATTTCGCCGCGGATCCGCCTCGAGGCGAAGGTCCGGAAGCTGGCGCCTGAACCGGGCCGGTACCGGCGGGCTGCCTGCACCAGGCCGATGTGGCCCGCGCCCTGGAAATCCTCCATGGAAACCTGGGGATGGGTGCGCCTGACGATGCGCGCGATCAATTCTACGAGGTCCGTGTTTTCTTCAACTTGCCTGTGGAACGACGATGCCGGGACGGACTCCCGGCGGGGCATGACGATGACGCGACCCAAGTGGCCTCTCAGAAAAACTGTATTGAACTGCTGGTGAACACTGGTACTTACGGTACTGTTTTTCACACAGGAAAACAATACCCGCCCTTTGAGGTGGCCGTTTTTCCTATTCCAATAGAAAACCGCGTTCGCTTTTCATTCGATTGTCACTTGGGGGCCATAGAGGTACCCTGACTACCATCGGTCGAGGCCGAAACGAGCGTTTGATTTGGGTTTTGGAAGGGTTTGAAGGGACCGGCCGTTCTGGTTGACCGGCCCCCGTTGCAATAGCGGACTCACTGAAAAGAAAGCGGGTAACCGCGAGGAAACCGCCTTCATGCGAAGGGTACCACAGGGACGGAACCATCGGAATCGGATTTCAACAGGCGGGAGGCGCGCCTGGTGAACCGGTCGATCCGCGGTTTTCTCACTCCGGCATTCAAATTCGGTACTTTTTCCGTTTTTCTATCGCTGGGATCGGTGTATCATTCGATCGATGGAGGGCCGGCCCTTCCAACGCTAGCCTATGGCGTTGGGTTTCGGGGGGCCGGTTCCTCCAACGCTCTACCCGAAACCGGAGCGGTGGTGAGCTGCCCCTCAACGTCACACCCCGAGCATCGAGACCGCACCCCGGAAACAGTCTTGCTTCCGGAAGTAGCGCCGGAGCACGTTCATGTCACGATGCCCGGTCTGGTGCGCGATCAACAAATCGCTGGCGCCACTTTCTCCGGCGGTCGTGACGAAGCCCGAGCGCAACGAGTGCCCCGAGTAGAATTGGGGGTCGAGTCCGATTCTCTGGGCGCACTGCTTCACCACCAGGCCAATGCGTTCGGGGACGAGCGGCAACGCCTGCAAAGCTCCGGTAGACGCGAACCGCGTGAAGAGCGGCCCGGGGAAACCGCCGCGCCGCTCCATCCAGTCAGCGAGCGCGCCCACTGGGCAAGTTTCGATCGCGCTGCCCTTGGGCAATCCGATCATGCGGCCTCTTCCCTCCTGATCGTTTTTCTCCCGGTTGATTCTCAGCAAGCATCCCGGCTCACAGAACTCCACGTCGTTCACGTGGAGAGCCGCGAGATTCGCCGAGCGCAGGGCGCTCACGAAACCGGTGAGGATGATGGCGCGGTTGCGAATGGCGATTGGGGTTCCTTCGGCCGCAAGCGAGATCGCGATCGCGCGCACGTCGGCAAGTTGCAAGGGTCGCATGCGTCTCACTTGTTCGGTGCGCATTCGCTTCGCGCCGTGGATCAGTTGGCGCACGTCGCGAGTGACTGGAGACTTGAGCGAGAGCGCGCGATGCATGTAGGCGACGGCCGCGACGCGACGAGTAGCGGTCGAGGTTTTCTTGCCATCACTCAACATCGAGGTGGCGTAGAGCGAGACCGTTTCTTCCTCTGCCGGCAGCGCGCGCAGCTCCATGTCGAAGCACCATTTCTCGAAGTGCTTCCAGTCGTACTTGTAGCCTTGGCGCGTGTTGACGGCCAGGAGCGACTCAGTGAGTTTGGCCCGCTCGACATGGAGTTGTTCGAGACGGGCAGCGATTTCTGGGGAGGTGTCGAACATTCTCCGGATTGTGCCATCGATCGAGCAGAAACAATAGCTCTGCTTCGGTTATGGACAGCGGGAAAACGCGAGGGTTTCAGTACGCGTTGTAACGCGCGGACGAATCGGACACCAGGATTGTACCTCCCGGATGATGCCTTTCCCACAGAAAGGGGACCTCCACAAAGCCAGTTTTAGCTCGTGAGGCCGCAACACTAGTCGCCAAACTTTACTGCGGCTGTAACGAGTGCAATCCGCGCATGGGAGGCCTGGATTCCATTCTCACATAAACCTCACCTTGCGTGGAAGCCCGTTTTTTCGCGGGTCTAACGATATTTCCAATTTTTGAAGGGTGAGGATTTATGGCTACAGCCACAGTTAACCAAAACGGACAATCGACGAAAGCGAAGAAAGACCCCTACGTAACGACGCCCCCGGGCCAAAAGCACCAGTGCGACAACAGCCACCCGGAATGCGTAGCCCTAGTGAAGCGGATGGGCAGCAAGCGAGGCTACAGCCCCATACCGCCAGACCAGCACCACTGGCAGAGCTTCGCCGGAGAGCCGCCGCTTTACCGCATCTGGGCCTGGCTCTGCGATCACACGCTTGCCTGGGGTCACCGGTGCGAGTACGCGGTCGACAAAAACGGCAACGAGCTGCACCTGGAGCACATCGCGGCCGAACTCGACATGGACATCGCGAACGTGTACCGCTACTGGGACGAAGGCGCCAAGCGGGGAATCTGGAGGGGTGGAAAAAAGACCGAGGGGGAGCGCCGGCTTTTTCTATGCGGGAGCGTAGCCGAACCCGCGACGGAAGAAGCGAAGAAAAAAGTCTGCGCAGACAATTTCCCGCTTCACATCTGGAAGCAAATAAAGGACTGGCCCCCCGAAGAGCGCGATCAGTTCAAGGCTGAGCTGGAACGGGTCGACGAGGAATACAAACAGGCTCTTTCAGCAGTAACAGCAGGGCTCAGACACATACGTGCTCAGAAAGAGGATAGCGTATGTGACCGTCGGGGTGTCAAGAATAATCGACAGGAGCACAAGAAAGACGGCGAGAGCGACGAAGAGGCGGCCGCCCGGCGGGCCCGGTTCGAGCCGATCCTCCCCGCCCTTGAACAGTATGTGCAGACAATTGCGACTCCGCACACAGTCGAAAACGAGACTTTGCACAAAACCGAAAATGGCTCCGCACAAAGCCAAACCGACGACGCTACCTTATTGCCTGTATCCCCCATTAGCGGAGGCGAAGACAAAGCAGGCAGCTCGCTACTGGATACAGGCGCGCGGGGCTCAGCAGCCAAACCTTTCCAACAAGGCAAGAAGTCCAAGTACCTACCCGCGGACGAATTGCCCGATTTCAAAAGCGCAGAAACCGTAGGAACCGAGTGGAAGGCCGCCTACGATCTCTTGTTTTCTGAAATCAAAAGAATGCAAGACAGCTTCCCGCACCAGGATTTCTCTAGCGAACGTTTGGATCCAAAGGACCGGTCCCACCAAATTTTGATCGCGCGGATTTTGAAGGCCCTGACCCCGCAGTTTGTCCTGCCGTTTCTCGTGCACTGCGGCGCAAAGTTCAGAGGGATCGGAAAAGGTGGCCTGGGCAAACTTCCGCCCCGCGCTCCAGGTTCCCCAAACGGTCCTCGTAAAGTGGGGCTGCTTTTGGAATGGGCAATTTCCTTCGGCCGCCAAAACGGGGTCCAGCAGTGGGGCGATCACGCGGAGGCCACCAATGCCTGAACCAACTTTGAACCTGTACCAATACGCCATCGCCCGGGCTTACAAACAGTTGCTCGAAGCCGGAGAGGCGGAAAAGGCGATCGCGTTTGCGCGGCTGGTGCGGGAGAACGGGTTTTTGTGGCGGATGACTGAGGGGAAACCGGAAGGAGGCCAGGCATGAAGTACCGAGCCATTTTGAACGATCCGGGAAATTCGACGATCGAACGCCCGAAGCAGATTTACGGGCAGGCGAAACCAGCGATTGACGAGTGGGCGGCCACGGTTTTACAGGGCGCCGTTTCAGACGACGCAACCGTGGAGATTTACGAGACGGTCGAGAAACGAATCGACACGATCGCCAAACCGAAGCCGGCGGAGGTTACGAAATGACGCTCCAGGAAGCAGTGAAAGCCTTCGATCGAGTTCACCCGATCGATGACGACAAACTCACCATCGACGGCGAGCATGTGGGCATTCCCTACTGCTGTGATCTACCGGTGGTGCTCGATACCAGGAGTGGAATATGCCGGATTTTCTGCGGGCAGTGCCGGCGGGAAATCGCGCGTGTCGTTCGCGTCCTGCCCCAGAAGTGCGATGAGTCGCCTTGCCTAGACTGGGCGGTGACGACCTGGGGATCGAAAGGACCCTTCCGCGATCTCTATTCCGCCGACATCTTCGAGGCCCTTCGCCAGGCGGTGAAGCTGATTCGGGACTGGCACGGAATCAACATGCGAGACGATTCCGAGCGCCAGGCGTGGCAACTGTATGCCGCCCACGCCCCGGAGATGCGGCCGATTATGCGGATCTTGCGAGGTGAGAACCGGAGGCCTCTATGACCCGCAACGAAAACGAAATCCAGCGGGCGCACGACATCCTGGTCGCGGTTCTCCGAAAAGAGACGCCACCGATTCAGATCGATGCAATGGCGCTAAACGCACTCCACGTTGCCGCGGACACTCTGTGCTGGGTGCTTCACCACGATTACAACCCGG